TTTCACCAGGAAGATAAGGCTGTTTATAAGGAATTCTTCCCCCTGGAATTTCAAAGCTAGGTGTAGCAGTTTTATAAAGAAAATTTTGAATATTACCTGGAGCGCCAGGAATATTTAAGCCTCCGCCATAACGAGGAGTGCGGTAAAAAGGATTTTCAAAATCTGATAACTCTGGCATACGAGGATTACCATATATGTCTGTAGGATAAGCCTGCCGATCTGTTAACATCCCACGTCCAGGATAGTAAGTTCTAGGTATTTCATCCATTACTATTGGTGGGCCTTGTTGTTCTGGCACAAACATTAGATACCTCGGGTTGAAACGTTACTAAAACCTGCTCCTTTACTGCCAGGTCCCAAGAAGGATGCTGGCGCTACATTTCTAGGAGATCGCGGTGACCTAATATCACCTTCTGAGGTATACATAAATTCCTCATCAAATTTCTTTTTTCCTTTTGGGGGAATTTGACTCATATATTTATAAGCTAATTCCATGGCCTAGAAACTTTTCAATTATTCTAGCTGTTCATAACCTGATTCACTATTAAGGCGTTTAATAATAATTCCATCACCTTTAATATTCCAAGTAAGAAGTGTATTGACTTCCCAGTCAAGTGTTTCAATTAAATCTTCTGGTAACGTCACAAAGAGAGAACCATCTTCATGTTCCTCAAGCTCTATAAAATAACTCATTTGGAAAGAATCTTTTCCACAAGTTTATCAAGTTTAGTATTGATTTCACTAAATTCATCATTCATTCTTTCCATCTCTCTTATGTAATCTTGTTTTAAAACATATTCAAGAGGTAAGCGATCAATGCGATCTTCTAGTGTACGCATTCGACCAAAGACTTTTCCAACAAACCAACCTCCTCCAGAGACTACTGCAATTCCTATAGCGATAAGTTGTTCCATTAGTAATCCAGTTGAAGTTTTCCTTTGCGTGTTAAGCCTGTAACAAGCCAAACCAAAGCGTCTACACAATCGTCATGAGAGCTAACGCCAAAATTAGTAAGCTCTTCAAACATTGTTGTAAAGTTTCTGTATCTGTTAAAGACTATTTTACGGTCTTCAAACATTCCCATAATGCCTCTAAAGCGTGCCAGTTTATCTGCACGAAAACCTTTAACGGGGTGCCAAATCAAATTATAAAGCCCTTCGTTATTTAGACATATTCGTTTAAAGTCAGCTTCTAAAGAAGCCTGATACTGAACTGCTTCTGACCAAATATCACAAGTCGAATATGTTGGGAAATATAAACCATCATCTTGTTTACCAATAACAGACCAGTCATTTAAAAGCTCTTTTAATGCATCTAGTTTTTCCAAATTTCCCATGACACGTAGTCTTCTGTAATCAATAATATGGATTTTGTCTCCAATTCTTCCTCCTAAGATCATGACCGTATAGTCATTTTTTTCTTTAGTACCGGCTGAAAGGTCAACTCCTATTCCAAGAGTGTCAAACTCTGTAGCAATTTCAGCTTTTACCAAAAGCTCTGGAGCCAACGAAAGTTCGTTTTGCCTGACAATTTGATTCATGTACTGAAAAGAAAACGCAATAGGTGCTTGTCGTTTCTTTTCCTTCAGGTAATCTAGAGACCACATATCAGGCCAATATGACTCTTCCTCGCCAGTCACCTCGTTATTTAAAATGGCAGACAGAACGAGTTGCATCCAATTGTTTTGCGGACAGAACGTGGTCGAATGAATGTCATCATGACGGAAGCGCGTACCAAGGCAAATTGCCCGACCACCTTCAAACATCGTCGGTGCAATCACAGCATTCCAATTGTCTTGCATCATCTTACGGATATCTGGGTTACCAATATCTGAAGCAGATTTTATTGGGTCATCAATTATCACAAGCTGCGAACGTTTGGAAGTCACAGAGCCTTTAAGACCTGCGGCACACAATGTAAATTGTTCTTCACCTGTAACATCAATTCCTGCAAACTTATGGTCAATAGACCAGTATTCGTTACTGGTTACATTCTTTAATAGTTTTACAGTTGGAAAAACTTCTTGATATTTTTTTGATTCAATAATTCTTTTAATTGTTGCTGATTTAGAACGTGCAATATCAACCGTATAACTAAGATATAAAATCTGCAACGGCTTCTTGGCTTGCGTATGAATGCCAATAGCCCAAGCAGTAAACAAACCTAATACAGTTGATTTAGCTGATCCTCTAGGACCAAGCAAATCAATATTTGGGCCAGCAATTTTTAAAAGACATGAACTATTTTCATTAGTTACTAATTGTCTATGCCATTCTTTATGATGTTCAGCTGGTGGTTTATCAGCTACATATTCACAAAAGTAACCAAAGTCTGTACGTGCCTTTTCAAATAATTCTTCTTTATCACTTTTACGTACTTTATGTTTTTTAGCGGCAGCTTGAGCATTCCGCCTATAAGCAAGGTGACGATGAGAAGGCACTATTTAAATAACTACTGTCTAAATAGTAGCTTATTTTTTATCTTCTTTTTTGTCTTTAAATTTTTTAGCTGCCTTAGATGCCTTTAATCCCTTTTCAGCAGACTCTTCTGCTTCTTTACCTTTTTTAGATTCGTTCTTTTTTTTAAAGTGCTCCAACAATTGGGGAGGCATTTTCTTTTTAGACATCGTCTTCTTCTTGTTCTGCAGTGGGTGGTTGTTGATTCAAAAGATTTTGAAACGGCTGTGGTCCAGGTCCTTGTGTGTTTTCTGGCGATTCATTCATTAAATCTTGAAAAGCCTCTTCATCTGCTTGTTTAGGTGGTTGCGGAGGAAGATTAGGACTATATTTACGATTAGTAGCAATCTTATTAAGAATACTCTCAACAGATTGTTTTGTAAAAGGTTGTACGTTTTCTTCCATAATATTAATCTTCAAATTGCATTCTAGCCCACACACTCATTGAAGCTTCTTGTAAAGGTCCTTCTATAGGATCATCTTTAAAAATAGAAGCTAATTCACGTAATGCACGATCAGCACCTGCCATTAACAGGCCCTTACGGTCACGAGAAGAAACAAAAGAATCAACCTGGGAGATAGTGCCACGGAGTTCTTTTTGCATAGCAGCAATGCGAGCAACACCGACATCTCGTTTAATCGCATAATTTTCAATATCCATTCTTAACTTTCTAATGTCTTCTTGCATCTCTTCAATTTCATTTAATAAAACTTTGAGATGATCTGGTTTTGAAAAATTATCTTTTAACCACAAATCAACAGCAGAAATGCTACTGCTATAACCTAAAAATTTTGCATATAAATATACTTGGATAGCAGAAAAAGTTTCTTCTGCAAAAGAACAAAAAGATTCTTTAGTGGCGCTATCTAAATTATCAACCCAATGGTCAAAAACTTTTATATCGATATCAGAATCGGTAAGCTTTTTGTGCCTGGTTGTAGTCTCTTGCTTCGTCTTTTTCTGAGAACTCCTGCATTTGCTCATTAGTAGTTCGCTTTTCTTGTGCTCCTTTACCTATTGTTGCACGTTCTTGCTCACCAGCATCTTCCATTTTCTTTTTACTAAATTCGTAGGCTACTCCAGCTGCTTGACGATATTTGTCAAGATCAAAATAATCGTCTTCTGCGTAAGTGCTATCTACATCAGCCATTAGAATAACCTAAAAATTTAAATTAGAAATTAGACATCATAGAAGCAAGACCTTGTGAATAGATATCACGACGGCCTTCTACTGACTTCTGACGTTGCTGACGCTTTTTAGACCCTTCAAGTTTATCTAATAAACTTTGAAAAGTGTCTAGATCTACCGCTGCGTCATCATCGTAAGTACCACCAGCACTAGAAGTAGGAGTTTCAGACATTTTTTAAACTCAGTTTACTTTTAAAATTATAATACAACCCAACGTTTATTAGAAGCTAAAAGATGAGAACAAAGACCCGTATAATTGAGCTTCTTTTTGTTTCTGCGCAACATCACGTGCCGTATCTCCTTTGATACGATCTGATTCAAGACCGTACTCTCCAGCAAGTTCTGTACCTGCTAAGCCATATTCACCACGGATTGTTTCAACGTCTTTTAATCCTGCGTTAATAATGCTTTGCAAATCAAGACTATATGCACCTTGTATAGATGCTACATTTTCTGCAGCAAGACGATTTTGATCAGCTAAATACTTAGTACCTTCTAAACCTCTTCCTGACGTTAAGTCAGCAATTTGAACACTAGCATCAGATGCATACATAGATGCATCTCTTTGAGCAGCTCCAATAAAAGAATTAGCAGTAGCATTTATAGTTGCAATATTATTTTGGCTATTATATAAACCTTGATTTAAAGCATCTTGATATTGGAAATCAATACCCTTCATTGCGTCATAGGCACCTAAGTCAATATCAGTTCCGCTATAAAGATCCGAAGAACCTCCTGACCCTCCTGTATCAGATACGCCACCTCCTGTTGATGACCCAAAGTTTTTAGCTTTATCTGCAGCTACATAAGCTTTATCACCAATTTTTACACCTGCTGCTGTTTTATTTTTTGTATCTTGTTGACTTTCTATCTTTTTTAAATAAGCCTCAGCTTTTTCTTGGCTACCTCCAGAGTCGCCAAAATCCCTGATATCTTTATTGGTGATTTTATCATCACCGCCATACTTGTTTATAAAATCTTGAAAACCGGAGCCCATTTAAATCACCTCAAGTATTAAAAATAGAACTAAATCTATCGGCCCTATAGTTCTTAGCCCCATCTATTCTATCAAACATTTCATTAGTACGTGGAGTACCTGCAAACAATTTAACTCCACTCTCAGTGCCTACTAATGGTCCATATTTCATACCAGCAAGAAGTTCTTGAGAAGAAGGCATTCTATTTGCCATTCCTTGCGGAGTTTGTGCGAAATATGTTGAATATGCTTGCTGTGCTTCTTTGGGACTACCTATCTGTCCTGTTGCTTTTGCATATTTATCAGCAGCTTTAATTTGTTTTCTAGTTGGTTCTACGCCACCAAACATTGTTGCCCCAACTACACCTGCTAGTTCACGTCTATCTTTTTTACCTACCGTATCAGTCAAAGCATCAAAATATGCTTTATCCCCTAAATTCATGCCTGATGTGTCATATAAATTTAATAACTGATATTTATCTAATTTATTTTGATCTACAGCATTTTCAAGTTGACCTATTCTTTTACTACCAAACGGAGGAGCTAAATTAAATTGATCTTCTACGTACGAACTGAGATAGTCAGGAGGAGCAATCAGATTCATAAACTCATCCATGTCTATTCCCATCCCTCCTCCTCCGCCTGACGAACCACTACCACCACCAAAAGCCGAGCTGGCGCCTCCTAATAATGCTCCAATACCTGTACCCCAAGGTCCAAATACAGAGCCTGCGCTAGCTCCTCCTACTGCTCCTTTTAAAATGTCAAAAATCACTTAACTGTCTTCTTATCATTTACTAATTATCGCAGACCCAAGTCAACCAAACATTGTCATGAAACGACCTGCCCGTGGCATTGCCCCTGGACTATCTTGTGCAGCCATTTGCATGCCAAAACTTTTAGTTGCTAAATCTTGGAATGGTTTGCTTTTTTGCATGGCTAACTGAAATGCTGCATCTTTGTAACGACGTTGTTGTGCAAGATCTGCGTTTCTGTTTCCAAAAGCAAAGTCCATTAAGGCTTTATTTTTACCAGCAAATGCACCAATTGCAGTTGTTTGATAAGCACTATTACCATAATTTTCAGCAGCTTTATTTGTAAAATAACCACTAGCTAAACTAGATAATAACGGTCCACCTACACCTGTTACAAAATCACTACCTAAAAAGTTTCCAATACTATCAAACATACCTCCGCCACTAGTGCCACCACTAGTGCCACCACTAGAACCTGCAAGAAAATTAGTTCCTAAAGGAAAAAGATCAGGTGTAAGGTTTGAATCATAAAAAGAATATGCAGAATCAAAATAATTAGTCATTAGCCTATACCTCTACCCATTGGGTTAACTGACATGTAATTGGTCATTCCTGCAGGACTTGCATTGATCCTGCTATATGCATCTGTAACTCCTTTAACCATTTCAGGTGCAAAAGCATACTTAGAGAAAGCTGCCTGAGCCATTAAGTTGGGAAGTCCCTGATACATAAAACCATAAAAAGCAGACTCTTTACCATACTTTTGAGCACGTGCCATTTGCTTGGCTTGGAACTCATCTAAAACCTCTGCTTGCTGTCGCATAAATTCTGGATCACGTTCTTCTCGGCGACGACGATCTTGCTCTGCATTTTGCTCTCGCATAATGAGAATAGCTTTTGTAGATGAATCTAATTTATCAAAATCCTCAAGCGACATGCCGCCTATCGTTTGACCAGAAGATTTTTTATCATCTTTTTTATCATCAAAAAAAGACAAAAACTGTCCTGACAATGGCGTATTTAATGGATACTTAGGAATATCTAAAGGGGTCTGAAATCCTTGAATAGGATTCAAAAAAGAACTAAAAGTATCAGAAGTCTTTGCCATCGTTAACCTCAACCAAAGCTAATGTTAGGAGCTTGCATTACACTGCCAGCATAAGGGTTAGATGTCATAGCAGTACGTAAGTTTGCACCTGCTTCTGCTTGTGCTCCTGTTGCAAGTCTACCAGCGGTTGCTACTGTTCCGAGCATTGCATAATTGCTTGCTTGAGTATTCATTAATGCTTGCTGGCGAACTAAGTCAGCATTCTTCATTTTTTGAATCAAAGGATTCATTCTTTGCATTTGCTCTCGTTCTGCGTTCATGTAGAACTGAGTTAAGTCTTTAATATTTGACGTATTAACACCTAAAGTACGCTCAAGCATACTTAAGTTTTGCTGACCAATCTTTTCACCGGCAGCTAAAACACTTCCTAATTCTCCTTCCTTGCCACTAGTTGGCTCGTTCGTGACTTTACGCTTGGCATATTCAGCTGCTTGAGCACCTGTAGGGGCACCTACAAGACCACCCACGAAAGGAAGAGCAAGTTGTGCAACTTTGCCAGCCCTTCCTGGAATCATCCGTGCAATACCGGCAGCAGCACCTGCACCTGTAGCCCCGCCTAAAAGAGCACCTGCAGCACCAACTGGACGTCCTTCTTGTGCTTCACCAACTGCCGTACTAATACCTGGCAGCATTCCACCAAGCATTCCATAACGAGCTGGGTTATTAACAATGCTTTGTTGAACAGCTTGGGCTTGTCGGCCCATAGCACCTACCATGTTTTGAAAGTTATAACGCGCCTGACTGGCACGAGCGTAAAGAGGATCATAAGCGACTAATCCTGCTTCATTACCGACTTGCATTGTTTTATAGAGCTTTGACTAGTATCTAAATTCTATCTCAACTAATACCATACTCTTGCGTTGTTGGTAAATCTGATCTGCCATTAGACGCTAATAAAGTATTTACTAACTTACCAGCCAAAGCACCTGTCAATGCTCCTCCTGCACCCATTGCTGCCAGTGTTCGTGTTCTAGGTCCAACAAGATCAGTTCGTATACCTTTTCTATCAGTTACTCCTCTCCCCATTTTTACTCTTTCCTGTCCTTCACGATAAACAGTTTTATCAATAGGCCGTTTAGCGTAAACAGCTTCAGATGCGTCTGTACTGCTTACTGTTCTTGGTTGCTTAGGTCCAATACCCCCAGCAATTTCTTCAGGTGTTGTCTGACCTGCTGCATAACGTAGCGCACCAACTCCACCAGCTAATGCACCTACAGCTTGAAGACCAACAGGGAAACCAACGATACGTGCTTCAGGTTCTCCCTGTAAATTTTCCATTGTTCCTTTAACAATACCTACACCAAGAGGTCCTTTGTCGTTATACAAAAAGTTCATATAATTTGCATAACGTTGTTTTGTAAGATCTGGAATATCTTGTTTAGCTGTTTCATACTTAAGTGGTCGGCCTTGACGCCCTAATACAAAACGATCTAATAACTCTGGAGCGACTTGTCCTGTTTGCCTGCGATCTTCTGATCCCTGCTCAGCGTAAGATTGTGCAAAACCTTTTGGTCGTCCTAACTCACCAGGATTAGTTGCATCAAACGTTCCTAAAGAAGCACTAACAGGTACACCAATTGCTGCTAAAGAAACAGCTCCTCTTTGCGTTGGTGTGTAATTTAATAAACGATCACCTATAACTTGTTCTGCTGCTTTATCAGCAAGCGCCATTGGATGGTTATAGCGCCAATACAAGTGTCGTGTAGAATCGGTGCCAATATCAGTTAGTAAACGTGCTCCTACAGCACCCGCTAACTGTACTGGTGTTTCTGTTGTAATTCCTTGATTAGCTAAACCTTTATAAAACTTTCTTGCATCTTTTGTAAGAAAAGGAAGCACACTATGGCCACGATCTTTAGTGCCCATTTGACTGACAGCTGCCTGCCAACCTTTTAAGTAATCTGCTCTATATCCCATGATTAAAGTCCTACAATAGCTGCCATATCTCTTTCCATGGCTGCCATATTTACCATGGGTCCTGTGTCATTTAGATATTGCTGCATTAAAGCCTGTGGGCGCTGTACACCTAGTCCTTGGAACATTGTACCGGGCATATATTGACCTGCTAATAAGTTCTGGTTAACCAACATACGTTGTAAATTTTGCTGCTCAATTTGAGCTGTCTGTTCTACATCTGTTGTAGCAGCTGGAGAAACAGGATTACCTTGAACATCTTTTCCTAAAGCAGAACTTACAACCATTGGTGTAACAATAGAAGCTAAAACGTTTGCTGGAAGTTCTCCTCTACTACGTACAATTTCTTTAGGGTTAGCTATCATATCTTTCATTTTTCCTTTAGCATCTTTCATTTTTACTGTTCTTAATCCTTTCGTTCCACGGAGTGCTCTAACTCCACCTGCAGCAAGGCCACCTGTAACTGTATCTGCTACACCATAAGCTAAAATTGCAGGTATATCTAATCCTTCTCCACTCATTAATTGTGCAGCGGTTTCAAACCCTGCACTTGCAGCTCCACTAGTTGCAGCATCTCCTAATAATTGTTTAATGCCTCTAGCGCCACCTAACCTTCCTCGCATTGCTGGGCCTAATAGCTTGCCTGCAATTTTTATGGCACCACCTATCATCTATCTATAATTATTATTTATAATTCTAAGCCCCTTTACTTTCAGCTTCTGCAATCTCTCCTTGAGATGCAGATAGTAATTGTGCAACATTCATTTTACCTTCCATTTCATTTTCAGCTCTTTGCTGTGCAGTAGCCATAAGGTAACCCTTTGGATCAGGATTAGCCAGGCGAGGCATTGGGTTTTTAATCCTGTCGCCAGGAGAAATTGTTGGACTTAATGCATAACGTTCTCTCCATAATTCTCCTTTTGCTTGAAACTCTGGTGACTGCCTAAAATCTAATTTAGTATTTGCACGACCCATTTCAAAACTGTATAAACTCATTTCTGGTTCTTCTTTGTTTGTTCTGCCATTATCAAATCTTCCCAGTCCAGTAAATAATTCAAAAGATCCTGGATCATCAACAAAATCTAAACGTCGATTTAATATTGGTTTTTTACTAACAATTTTGTTACGCAATTCTCCTGTTCCAAATCTATTGATATTAAAAGGGGGCTCATTAGATTTAGCTCTAAAAGATTCTTCATAGTCAATTTTACGAAGTCCTTTGCTTCCTTTCTTAAAGAAAAGATCAACATCATCAAGATAATCTTGAGGACGGCTTAAACGGCTATCGCGTGGCATAATTACTTCTTACTTCGTTTTTTTACAGGTACACAGTTAGGAACTTTCTTGCCAGTTTTTTTTGAGGTTTTCATTCCTTGTTTTTTGTATCCACTCCAGCAAGGATCACTCTTTTTTTTGGCTGGCATAATTACTTCTTAGTTTTCTTTCTCTTGTTTAATTTTACAAGAGTTTCTCGTAACTTCGCTTGTTTTTGTGTCTTCTCATCATAATCATCAGGATTTTTTTCTACATTTGCTTGAAGCTGTGCAGAAGTAATACCTTTCTTCTTTGCTTTAGCTGTAAAGCTACCAGGGCGTTTAATAGCAGATTGAATCCACTTTTTATCTTTCTTGGTTTTCTTTTTCTTTTCAGCCATGATCAAACTCCAAAGCCCATTGAACGCAGTACCATTTGTGGATCACGTCCTTCAATATTAGCTCGCCTTACTGCTTCTGAAGCTTGCATACTAAGTTTAGAAGTTTCGCGTCGTTCTAATTCACTCATAGCAGCCTGTGCTGCTTTTGGATTTTTTTTAACAGCATTAGAAGCAAACGTTTGTAATTGAGAAGTAGACATATCAGTTAAATCTCCTCCTTTCTTTTGAAGATAAGGAAGTTCAGTAGGTTTACGCTGTGCTGTTTTTGTATATTCACCTGCACTTTCTCCAAATTTACTTATTGGTCCTGAAGCAAATGAACGTTCTTCTCCATAGATCCCAACACCTCCTGGATCTGCTTCAGGAACATACATTGCTTTAGTTGGTTGACCTTCTCCTTGATAAAGCTGCACAACACGTTGACCCTTGGGAGCAAATTCAGGAGTTAATTTTCCAGTGACTGGATCTATAACTTGCCTTGAAAACTTAGGTCCTTCTGTATCAATATCTAATTCAGTTAACTCAACACCAAATTCATCATCAATTCGACGCTGTTTAGAATCTACACGTTGCCTAAATTGTTCAGGTTCATTTTGTATTCTAGATCTGCCACGGATAGAAGTTCCTGACGCAGCTTCTGTTAAATCTGAAGAAGGATTCCCACCTACATTTTCAACAGAACGTGAAGTAAAGGTTGGACTTTGCGAAGTTTCAACGCTTTGCATAGTTTGACGCATAGGTCCTGCAGGAAGAGTTGCTTTATTAAGACTGCTTCCTGTAATTCCTAGCTCTCCTATTTTAGTTGTTTCTCCTGTTTTAAATCGTTCAGCTAAAGCCCGTTCATATCGAGTTGACCCAGGGCGCAATCCTTCTGCTTCAAGTTCTGCACGTAAATTAATCATTTGATCACGTGCAAGAGCCGCAGTATCTTCTGCACTTAAAGGACCGTAAGTACCGAGTTTTTCGTTGGCTACTGCAACTTTACCTTCAAATACTGAATCAACATCTCTTTGCACAGTAGATTCAAAACGTGAATCAAGTTGATCAGATGCAGTATCTACAGCATCAATACTCTGTATTCTTGCTGCAGGTTCACCAAACGTTTCATACGTTTCTGTAAGAGTTGGAGTTTCTTGAGCTAATTCGGATAATATATTTTTTGCCTGTTTTTCTTCCTCTCTTTCTAACCTACGTACAACAGCTGATTGTCTACTAGATTCTGTACCCATCATTTGACCAGCTTCCGCAGCTACCTCTGGTCCAGCAAGCATTTGTCCTGCTTCACCTACACTGACTTCAGATAAAAGTTCATTAACTTGATTGTCTAAAAAAGTTTTGGGTTGTGGTACATCTGGAGAACGCCCACGACTATATATTTCTCCTGTTTCAAGATTAGTTAATTTACGATCTGCAGGATTTAAATCTGAATAACCAAATTTTATTGCGTGTTCTTCCGCACGTCTTGCTTCAGGAGCATAAGCTCTAATTAACTCTTGTTCACCAGGGACATCTGGAAATTTTCTTTTTACCCGCTCAAAAACTCCTGCTTTAGTTTGAGAAGGTAGCGCAGAAATAGCACCACCTCCCTCACCTGTCGGTGCAGGTCCCGGAGGCGGAGAACTTGGGGGCGGAATATCAGTAAAACCAATTCCACTCTGTCCACCACGAGCACCACCTGTCTTTTTAGGCATCTTCTTGCCTTTACGCAGTGCTAATGCTCCTGCACCAAGTCCTGCAAGACCTAATCCAATCCCTAAACCCAATGCAAGGCTATTTGATTCCTGTTGTTGAGGAGGTTGAAGTTGATTTTTCCGGAAATCACGGACAAGAGGATACATTTCCATCTGTTCTTCCGGTGATTCAGGGTATGGCGCACCTGTTGCCCGGCTATATGCAGCAAAATCAACGGGAGAAAGGTTCATTTACTTAATATCAACTAATTATTGACTAATAAACTTATTTTAAATCGAAAAATTTAGAAAAATACTGTTGAGATAGACTATATCTATAAAAAGTGGCAAATAAACCAATGCGTCCACCCCTTACGAAAGAACAAAAGCTTGAACGTGGTATTGCGTTGAAAGGAATCGCTACTGCTGCTCAAGATATGAAGGACAAAGGGGCTGATGACTTAGAAGTGCAGACCTTTACCCAGGGTGCGCAACGAGAATTAGCACGTGAACTAACTGATACAGGAAAAGCAGGTGAAGCAGCTAAAGCTGCTAAAGCATATAAAGATTCAGCAACAAAATAATCCCGTAACTTTGGGGTAATTGTTTGGGGTAAACGTCAGCTTTGACGACGTTTTGGGCTACAAAATTTTATATGGAAAGTTATATTTATAAATCAAAACAATAGTTTTTAATAACAAAAGTTTGGGCTAATTATTACCAGAGGGATACCTAAACAACGACTTTTTGTGCAACTAATTTTTTACCCGAAAGGCCAACTTTTAGGGCAAAATGGGTTAATAATTACCGGACACTTCTCACACACGTTGTCCGACTGCGAATGCGTATAGAAAAAAAATAAGGGAGGGCCTTTGTATATATAGGAAGGAATGAATGGGCGGGACAGCAGGAGGACAGTGTGAATTTCACAGACAATCTCACGATTGTTCTGTGGAAAACTCAATTATTATTCCACAACTTGTGGAAAATGTACTTTCCATCTGTTGTTTACCACCTTTTACCTAGTATTTCGCGCTCTCTAGCGCTGAAGTCCAGGAAAGATTGTAGTGAACAATCAACGTCAAGCTGGACGTTAAACGTAGCAACGTTCTAACTCAACTTA